TGGCTGCCCGTCGTTGCTTCAATGTCACAAACTCACTCAACTGCAGGTGGCAATAGGACCGCTGCAAAGCCGTCTCTGCCGGGTCGGTAAACATCACCACCCACGTTGTTGTCACGTTGCCCCGCTTGACTCGGAACGTGTCGCCCGCAGTCACTTGCGTGGTGCTTGCTGGCGTCCAGATATGTGCCCTCCTAATCGTCTGCCGCTCGGGCTGTTCAATCAACCTCACGCACCGCGTCAGGCTTCCGCCGCTCGCCTTTGTCCAGGTCGCGGCTTCGCCCAATTCATCGGTGTTGAGGATTGCTGCACAGTCCAGTGCAAACTGCTCGCGAAGGCTCATTTGCTGGCCCTCTGTGTCTGCTCGGGGATTTCCTCAACGGATACCTTCGTCAGATACTTCCGGACCACCAATTCCTGCACCTGATTTTCGAGACCGACACGCAACGCCTGTAGAGTCTGCAGGTCAATTTTGACAGGCTCATCGCCCACCTCAATTTTGCCTGCAGACGGATTCCCAGGACGTTTCGGCCCGATTCGAAACCCGAAGGTCTTGCCGCTTGCGACTGGTCCTTTGGTGACTGTGATGCTTTTCAGTGCCATTCGATCAACTCCGCAAATCCGCCGCCAGAAAATGCCTGCCCGCTGTGGCGGACAGCGAACAGGCCACCGCATCCCGTCGGATGCGGTGTTGCTCGATCAGACCGCCATCAGGTGAACGTGGTCAACACCGCGTTCCACCATGCACCGTAGCCGATGTTGTAGCGTGCGTACGTGCCCATCTGCAGCTGCTTCATGTTCATGTCCTCCGCGCCCTGAACGTTGGCCGTCAGGGATTCACGGGGCTGGAAAATGAAGGGCCTCAGGGGCACGTCAACACGCAACAGATACCACTTCGCTGCGCTGCTCAGATGCGTGCTCATGGCAACGGTTGGCGTGTCCAGGACAACGTTGGTGCCGCCGCTGTTGTTGAGGATCTGGTTGAATGCCTTCTTGGCAATCGTTTCCAGTGCTCGCGGGACAAGCGCGACAAACTGCATCCCGGAATTCAATCCGGTAATCACGTCCTCGTGCAACGGTTCGCCGTTGTCGTCTTTGAATCCCATCATCGCGCTTCGGGCTGCTTCGTAACTGCCCAGAAACTCGTCAATGGTTGGCGTGGTGCCAGTCGCTGCAGCGTAAGTCAGGTCATTGTCCTGGCTGCCGCTGTTGCCCCAACTGTGGTCAGTGTCAAAAAAGAACTGACCATCGAAACAGGCGGTGCTTTCGCCGTTCACGATCGCACTCATCAGCAGTTTGTCGGGATGTCGCGCGGCTCGCTGTGCCAGTGTGGTCAACGCGCCGTCATACAGCCCCAAACGGTCGTCCGCAACGTCCTTCTTCTCGATCTCCAGCGAACCTTCCCACTCTTTGTTGGCGAGTGTGTAGGTGGCACCGCGCAGCTTGTTGTAAACGCGGTCGCCGAGGTACTCGCGAATGGACGGCATGGCACCGAGAATGCCATACTGCTCATCTGCGCCATCGGACGGCGTCACGGTACAGATTGACGGATAAAATGTCTGCACGGCAGACGCTTCACGGTTGAACTTCGCGGTCAGTGCTCGGCTCGCCGCGATTGCCTTGGCAGTATCAAGTGCCATTGTGAAAACTCCTCAAACAGAAATGAAATGCGGTCAAACCAAACAATCAGGAACCACGGGACTCCAGATCCAACACGCGGACCTGCAAATTCTTGATGACAGACAGCACGGTGTTCGCTTCGTCCTGCGTGCTGAATCCATACGGGCTACTGTTGGTCGTATTGGCGATTGCGTAGTCCGGTGTGCCAGGTGCGGTGTGCGTGATGGTTGTCAGTGCTGCCACTGGCAACGCCCCGGTGCCCACCGCGTCGATGTCAACACGAATCTTCGTGCTGCTGATGTACTCCGTCACCATACCAATCGGCACGGATGCGGTGCTGATGCTGACGCCGACCGTGTAATTGTCCTCAGCGTATACTTTGCTGCCTACGTCTGCCTGCGCGAACCCGGTGCCCTGCAGCACGAATTCACCCTCTGCCCAGACCTCAACAGTAATATCGCCGGCACTTCCGCTGCTGTTGTCTGCCTGCTCAACGGCAACGCCGACAAATCCATTCACGCCGGTTGCTGTCACGTCCGTGGCGTAGCCTGCAGCCGTCAGAAACACCAACGTGCCTTCGTAAATCTTCACAGACGCGGCCACCGGGTAACTGCGTCGCCCCTCTCGCTTCTCGATCACCTGATTTGCCGTAACGGCCATCGCTCTTCTCCTTCACGAATTCCAATCGAATCAAAACAACAACGCCTGACCGTCAGGACTTGCTTGCGTGCTTCACGTACTCTTCTTCGGTCATGCCGAACGTCATGCCGCGTTTCTGCAGGTCTGCAAACTCGGCTCGCAGTCCGGAATGCGGGTCGCTTTCCTGCGGTGTGACAGATGCCGCCAACACGGGATTTCGTGCAACCACCAACGCACTCAATGCGGCTTGTGTCTGCTCAACGCTGAATCCAGCATCAACAAACGCATTGAACTTGTCGCCGGCTCCAGCCAGATCGCACAACGCTCGGATCTGTTTGCACCGCAGCCGCTCGGCCTGTGCCAGATCCGCGGTTGCCGTCTCCACAACTTCCGGCTGCACCTCAACCGCCGACAGATCCGCAGCAGGCTGAACTGGTGCCGGTGTCTCCGAATTCACAACTTCCGCTGCCTGCGTTTCCGTGGCCATCGGTGCTCCTTTCGAGCTAAAATAGCGGTCCAAAAATCCTGCAATGCGTGCCCGGACCACGTCAGGCGTCGCATCGGTGAAATATGTGTCCAGCAGTGCGGTTGCTTGTGCCGGAAGATTCCGCAAGTCCGCATCTGCCAAACTGAAAAGCCCGGTTCTCGTTGCGGCTGGCGTGTCCACCACGTCCGCCGCTCGTAATCTCGTGAATCGCATCGGCCACCGTGCTGCCTTGCGGTCTGCCGGTGCCATGTCTGGCAATGTTTCCTGCCACTGCTGCAGATTTGATTCGTCCAGTGCCGTCGCAATGCTCACGCCGAAGGCTTCGGGGTCTTGTTCGGCCATGTCCAACACATAGGTCCCCAGATCGCCCTGCGGACTCGTGAATGCCGCGTCTGCAATGTGCAGATCCGCGCGAACGGTGTCGCCGTCCAACCGGAAATTCGCCCACCTGCCCAAATACGAACCCATGCCGTCATTGGACATATTCGGATGCGTGAATCGGGCTTTGATCCCGCCGCGGGATGACTGCCCGAAATCCACCACCTGTTGCAATGTCTGCATGTCGGCTGTCCACGGTCGCGCATCGCCTTCATTCAGGTTGCCGGCCTGCATGATGGACGCGCCGTAGATGACGTTGCCCTGACGGTCAACACGCTGTGGTGCCGTGCGTGACGCGTCCGTCCGGAACATGCCTGCAGCTGGTGCGGTGTCAATTTGTGGCATTGGCTTCGTCCCTCGCTCGCATTTGTTTCTGAACCTTGCCAGCCCAACTTTGCCCCGGATCACCGCCCCACAGTGCCCACGCAATCCGACCGTTCGATGGATAGCCCGGTTCACCTGGACTGAACCCCTCGCCTTGCTTGTCAACCTCGTGACGTGCAAAGAATGACACCATGCGGTTGATCGTGCTCGGGCTGACCGCCTTGCCGTTGCTCAAGTCGCGTGCTCTGGCAACGCCAACAGCAGTGCCACCGCGCTTGTACTCGCGTCGCCATTCCAACCCTTGCCGTGCCTCATCTCTGACGCCTTGGGGCGGTCTGAAGTCAATGCCGGCGTATCGCTTCGGGACTGCCAGCAGTGCAACACCGCGGGCAATCTGCCCCATGTCTGGCGCGTCGTCCGTGTTGTCGCTGTCGTCCTGCGTGTCCTGCGTGTCGTCCAGCCCCAACGATGCCCGATAGGCTGCCACGCGGGCCTCCATGTCGGCTTTGACGAACTGCTCACGCTCGATCTGTTGCAACGTCTCGTCAAAGTCTCGACCACGTGCCGCAAGTGATTCGGTCTGCGTGGTCAGTCCCGCAGAGATTGCAGCAACGTCCGCCTTGACTTCCTTTTCGGGGTCAACCCACGGCCAGCCTGGCGGAATCCATTGGTGCTGCAAAAAATGGTCGCGGTTTTCTTCGTAGGTAATCGCGTCAACCGGCAACAGGCCCTGCATGACAGCCCGGTCAATGAATCGGCCCCAGACCTTACGCAACACTTGCTCAATCAGACAATACTGCCAGTTTTTGAACGTGATTCTGCCATCAATCAACGCCAACCGTCCGCCGCTGAAATTGTTCGTGAACTGCTTCGCCAGCAGTTCATACGGATACCTCAAAGCAGCCGCAACGCCGTGCAATGCCCATTCAACATACGGCCCCAGCGTTGTCCCTGGTCGTGCGGGGTCGCTGAACTGGACGCCTTCACCGTCGGCCAGATATTGAATGGTGCCGGGCGCCAAATCCTCAAGACTGCTGCGTCCAGCCAATCGGCCAGACTGTGCCATCGTTGTAGGATCTGTGACACCCGTGATGAATGCCCCGTAACATGCCGCCACCTGCTCCGCCACAAGGTGCGCGTGAACGAAGTCTTTGAGATCCTTCAGTTTGCCCATTGCAGGGGACAGCCACGGAACGCCTCGCAATTGCCCAGGCGTCAGTTCCTCGTAGCAGTGCAGCAGGTCCACCAGACTGACTTCGTCCTCTTTTACGTCCACCTGCCATGAATCGTATGGCAGGCTCCTTCGGACAAACGCCGCGATGGGCTTGTTGTTGTTGTCCAGTCTCAAACCCAGTCGCCGGCGTTCATTTGCCTGCATCCGGCTGTACGTGATCACGGGAATTCTTGATGGGCTGATGACTTGAACAGTCAACGTCACCGGCTTTTCCGGGTTTGCATCGTCGGCCATGTGCAACCACGATTCGCCGTAGATTGCGTTGCATCGCTCCAGCATTCGCTGCTTCGCGAAGAACTGTTCCGACTCTGCCCACTTGGCGAAATACCATTCCGACATCACGCGAAATTCCTCCGCCTGTCGCGGTGTCAGAATTCCACGCTCAGCCTGTACTCGGCATTGCGGGCGGATGCCGGTCCCAATCACGTTGTCCACACGTCCGTTGATTGCAGACGCCGCGAACACGTCGTTCCGGTACAGATCGTTTGCGCGGTCGATCAGCTTTTCCAGTTCGTCCTGCAGCTGGTCGTTGCTGGTGTTCTTCGGGACAATCCAGTTTTCACCGCGCAGCCTATCGTTTCCAGCCGCTTCGTAGGCTGCGAAATTGTCAGCAGCCCGTGCCGCCATCATCATCCGCAATTCATGGTCAACACGTGCCTTCACCCGGCCTGCAGCCCAGCGCGGGGAAACTCGCTGAATGACGGAATCCAGCCGCGTGTACTGTGCAGCAGACTTCACGCGGTCTGCATAGCTTGGCGTTTGGCTCATTGGCTGAACCTCACCAGATTACGGGCGCCATGAATGCCGCCGCTCGCCTGTCGCCGCAGATCGGCAATGCGTGCGTCCAGTTCCGCCAACCACTCGCTCGTCGGCTCCTTCTGGACCATTTGCCCGTCCAGCGTGTACGCAACCACGGGCGCACCGCCCAGCAGGGCGGATTCCACTTTGTCGCGGATGCCTTCGTAGAGTGCCAATCGTTCGGTTGCGGATCGTGCCATGCTCGCACAATCGCAGACTCTCGCGCCGTTGTCGCCTGTGGTCTACCAAAACACTGGTATCAACTGCCCGAAATCACTGTTTTGAACCGATTGCCACACGAACAGGCCCGGTGCTGAATCCGCACGCCGTCCGTTTCGTGGCTGCAATAGGCGGTTGCAAATTTGCCGCATGACGGACACATGCCGAACCCCGGAACAGCGTGCCGCGGTGTGTATTCTCGCCGTTCTGTGTATGCGGGGCTTTTTGGCGGTTTCATCGCAAATTCCTCACGAATTTCTGTGCTTTTTTACCCGAAATCACGCCTTTTGCGGCCTGAATTTCCGCCTGCCGCTGCCTCTGAGATTCTACCGTGTCGTTGTCGTAACGCAAAATTGACAGCCCGACAAACGACAAATACGCCGCATCCAGCAGGTGATTGCGCGTGAATGTCTGTTGCCACTTCGTCACAGATCCTTTCCCCACCTCAAACGCCGTAACTTCGCGTTCTGCGGTCAACTGTTTGGCCAATTCAATCCGGTGCTCCGGCTGATCGGTCGCAGGTAACAGCAACGCCTGCGGAGATTCCACAGGGACGCTCAACGCCTGATGGACTCGCCGTTTCCACAGGTCCGCGTTGTTCTGGTACTCGCGATAACGTCCGGCAGATCCGGTAAACAGCACGTCATGCCAGCCCTCACCGAGTTTCACCGTGATCTTTGAACGGTCCCGCGGTGCGTTGTAAACCTGCCCGAGGTGCTGTTTGAATCCGAAACCCTTGCTGGTGTTCCACAATGAATGCCGCGCGGCTTCCTCGCGGATGATGTCGGTTTCCCAACCTGCGTCAATCAGAACAATGTCCGCCGACCGATTGCCGCTGTCCGATTGCCAGCCAACGTCGAACTTTTCCTGCAGCAATCGGATAGCCTGCCGGAGTGCTGTTTTCAGGTCCGCCAGATCTCGTTGCACTGGCTCGAAACCGTAGTCGATACAGATCGGCTGTCCGTCCCGTTGCTCAGCCGTGACGAACCAATCCAGCTGTGCCGCTCGCACGTCCACGCCTGCCGCAATGCGAACAGTCTCCGGCGGGATCTGTCCACGCCGGTAATCGCTCTGGCGGTGCATGATCGTCCGGAAGTCCAGCGGTTCGACGGCCTGCTCCTTCGGCTGTGCCGGAAGTGCCCACGTCCATTGTAATAACTCCCGCTCGCTGTTGTCCGCGTCAATCTCTCGCTTTCCTCGCCATTCATCGGCCCCGACAATTGCCGCAGTCACAAACGTATTTGTGGCTGCGGAATAGCGGAAACCCATCGTCTTCGTCGCCGGTATCTCGCCGTGCAACGATCCATCCGGCAGAATGATCTGGCCACGGTGCCTGAGCCTGGCCTGCGTGAGTTGCTGAATTCGCTGTGCATCGTCAA